GTAATAGTAAGCATCTTTAATCTTTACCCCAAACTGTTTATTAGGAAGCAGCCCGGTCAGCCGAAGCATACTGGATCTGCCAATCAGTCTGAGCAGCAGCACCAAACGCATAGCCAGACTTAGCCATAGCCACAATGTCCCATTCCTGTGAAGCTGCCAATGCCGTCTGAGGTCCAGCAGTAGCCTTGGCACGTGCCGTGAGGACACTACCATCCGTGCTGCTAAGTTTAGTGATGTAGAAATCAACACCAGTGACAGTAGGAATAGTCATAATATGAGTGCTGTTAACATATGACGGAGGCGTAATTGACTGAATTGTAACTGCTCCAGAAGAAAGGATTGAAATGATCTCATCTGGAAGAGGAAGACGAGGCGCAGTTCCGGCACCGTAAAGAATACCCTCAAGAGTAGTAATATTAGCAGGAACAACCAACTTTGTTGAGTCAATAGTAATCAAAGCAGTGTTCTTGTAGCTGGTAACTGCTACAGGAGTAGTAGTCAGAGTCCAGTTAAAGGTAATAGCTTCGGGTTTGTCATTAACAGTCTTGTACGCCTTTTGGGAAGGAGCAGCCTGAGCGCCATAAACAAGGTGAAGCTTATATCCATAACTATCACCAGAAATGTCATTTCCAGTTTTAGTCCTATAAGAAAGACCAAAAACTTTACGACTTTGTTGACCGATCATAATTCCTGCAGAAGGAACCCCAAGTCCATCAAAAGCCTGGAACTCGTCAGGATACGTGTACGCTTCAAGCGTAGCACCAAAGTCTTCAGCAGAAACAAGGTTTAGGTACTTAGCGTTATTGGCATAAAGTGCTGTAGCGGCAGCTCCAGAAGGAGTTTCTGTAACGGCAGTAATACCATTCCAAGAAACCCCATTTGAATACGCCCCACTAGTGTCGGGAACATAGAGAACACCTCGGTCTACACCAGTTTCATAGAGGTGCTTTCCAGTGTCATCCCAGGTAATCTGGGCCATTTTTATCTCCTTTAGAAGAATAGGTGGTAAACGTCATGAGTTAAATTGTCAGCTGCAAACGACCGATTAAATGTGCACATAGGAAGGTTTGCTATTTTATTAAGCATATCGCTATCTGGATTTCTATCAATATAAGTTAAAAGATATCTAGTGCGATTGTTGTATAATTTATTATTTGCCCATCTTGAACTACCATACAAATATACGTCTCTCGAATACACGATACACGGATATCGCATTTGATACTCAGGTGGCGGTTGAAAATATACATCGTTTGACCCTAGCAAGTTTACTAACAATGCTTGCAATTCAAGCCGTGGGGCCATTGTAGTCCCTTCCAAGGCTCAAAATGAGCCGGGGCCTCTGAACTTCTACCGAAGTAACAGTCCAAAGAACCCCAGCCCACTTCACATACTTGATAGTAAGGAAATTTTCAAAGGCAAAATCATCAGCAACAATACTGATTGAATTGGAAAGTGAAACGTTATCATTAGAATCTTGCCCAACAATTTGTTGAGATACATTTCTTACAATATCGCCTTGATATATGCGCTCCGTTATTACAGGAATCCACACACCAGAATTTAGAGGTTCTTCTGTAGAAACTCCATAACCAACTTGTCCATAAAATCTTGCCATTGAATCTCCTTAATTATCAGGCTTCCCGAGTAAACGTCCAGGTACGGGAGGCACCATCCGAAGGCAGCAGGTAGCCAGAGGCAGCCTTAGCCGAGACTGTGATGGTCGAGTATGCTGAAATAGCCGTCTGGGCACCAGTAGCCATCGTGGAGCCATCCTCATCATTGATGTAGATGATTCCAGTACTAGCAACAATGGTCACAACGCCAGTGCCCTTAACAAAGGTCGGAGCATTTACGGTGGTCACCACGGTATCAGTACTAGTAACGGCATTCTTGATCACAAGAGCAGACTTCAGTCGAGTCAACGCGCCGCAGCAACGAGTCTCGATAAGGTACTTCTGCTGGTTGTAGTCAATGTCGAAGAAGTCAAACATGTTGACCTCTCCACCAGCCGTGGCACCGACGGTGTAGTCTACTGGGTTTACGATGATACCAATGATTGTGGTGTTACCATAAGCACCGAGGCTGCCCACTTCCATGGCCTCAACCGGAACAATGGCAGCCACACGCAGAACGGTAGCAACCTCAGCCAGGCTTGCATAAATGCGACGACCCAAGGTGTCCTTGGCAGTCAGGAACGAGGCAATGATAGTCTCAGACGTAAATAACGTCGGGGTACCAGTGCCCTTGTACTGCCAGCGGTTGGCAAGAATAGCGTCAATGAGTTCATCAGCGTTAGTCACACCCGTAGCAGGAGTATCCTTAAGATTAACCGTGAGCGTAGTAACAAACAACTCATGCTCAGAAGCAATCGGACGAATATTCTGCTCGTTGATCTTATCAGCAGATGAAGGGTCACGACCATCACCAAGAAGAATGGCACGGGCAAGCTCCTCATCAAGCATGATCCGCATCTCATTCTTCAACCACACCACAACATCAAAGTCAGTGATGTCCACGATATCATCGCGGTCCATCTTCTGCTTCTTGTAGATAGTGGTAGGAGTCGTAACTCGACGAGTCACACCAAAGAACTCTTCCGACTTCAAATTACCCTTAACATAACCCTTGGCACGGGCTTCATCAATCGTGATGTCTGCATTAAGAGTCTTGATCCGGCTGAATGGGCTCTTATTGACTGCGCCCAGAAGAGTAGAAACCCACTCAATTCGACGAGCAAGGAAATTGGGCTCCTGCGAAGTAGCCACAACCTCCGGGAACAGCGTGCTGATATTATCAATTCCATGCGACAGGGCATAACTATCGACGGCGTCCTTGAGAGACCCGCTACGAGTAGCGTCAGCAATAATACCCTTCATATCGTCATGAGAAAGAACAGACTGGGAACCCCCAGCGTCGTTGTTCTCGAAAACGTTATGCTTCATTTCGTTGTCACCTTTCTTGTTATAATCGCCGGAGTAACCACCGACATTGTCGTGCTGCGCAGTATCAGACCCTTCAAGAGCCTCACCAATCATGTAATGCAAAAGTTCCTGCTGATTTTCATCAAGTGAATCATAGATTTCCTGAACAGTGGCACCATCACCAGTAGCACTATGTGCTGCCATATCAGGCTCTGTTCCAGCTGCATCTTCTGCATCATCACCAGCAAGAGCCTGACCAATGAGAAAATGGCAAACTTCCTGCTGCTCAGGACTCATAGAATCATAAACATCCTGAATAGTAGCGCCAGAATTAGCTCCATCAGCATGAGTAAGAGCAAGATTAGAATGCTCAAACTCAAGCCCAGTGTAAATGATGGCTTCATCATCAAGCATTGTGTCATCCATATCACCATGACGAATGGTGATATTATCAATAAGAGCTCCAGGATTGGCTCCAGAAAGAACCAAGCTGACCTCACGAATAACACCATGCATAACTCGCTTGCCACGCTCAATAAGATCATTAGCCCAAATAGACATCATACTAATGTCCTTGTGCTCAACGAGTTCTTTGGCATGTGTAGCCTTAGAAGATCCATTGAAGTAGGCGTAGCAATAGACCCCATCTTGGCGGTTCTCAAGAACCGCATGACCAAGGACATTCTCCGGGTTGTTATGACCATGCTGCCAGACAAGCGGAACGGTCATAGTATCCTGATGCTGGAAAGCATTAGGTAGAATCGTTCGTCCATCGGAGCACTTCAATCCGGCCTTTGTAGCATAGCCGCTGAAATCTGCTTCCATTTTGACATTCCTTTCTTAAAGCTTTGGTGGGGTAATTGTAGGGGGTTTATTTGTAATAGCACTATCAGTTTGGTTGGTTGAATCTGGATTTGTTGGTGGTTCACTACTAGGAACACGAAGATTACTATTCCTAAGTTCATCCGCACGAGGGTCACCCGCGGGTTTAAAGCCAATAACTTCTCGAATCTCGTTACCTGTAAGAATCTCATTACGGCTAAACTTATCTGCAAGTTCAGCAATTTGGCCTAATGGAACAAGTTTGAAAGGATTGACAAAATACTTAACTCTTTGGCCAGCTTTAGTTCCAATTGGTCCCATAAAAGCTCTTTGCATAGCTTCTAGAATAGCATCAATAATAGGTTCAACAGTTCGATTGTGATAGTTAACCATAGCTTCTTCTTTTGCAGAACCATTTAAAACATCTGGGGTAATACCCAGTTGGTCATACAAAACTTTAGTCAAATATTCAATCTGACCAAGAAGATTATTTTCAACCGGTCTATTTAATTGAGTAATCTTTTCAGTGCCATCAGTGTATGCAATTCCATACTTACTACCTTTAAGCTGTTCTTCAATATCAGTTCTACGTTGTTCAGCCTGTTGCTTACGAGCTTCAGATTTAATAACATAGGGCAACTGAATAATCATGTCAAGTTTACCAGAACTAGATTGTTCATCAACAAGATCAAGAAGATTCAACTTACGGATAAGCCTTTGAAGCGTTGAGTTTGGTTCATTAACTACCGAATACAAAGGGTTTTCGACAATAGCCACAAATTTCTTAGG